GTTGCGGCCGCTTTAGCAGGTTCAGTAACTTTTTGCAATGCTTGTTCTGTAGCACCTGTTTTTGATGCTGCTTCTCTTCCTGCACTAGTAAATCCCTCGCCAACGGCTCTTCTGAAAGACTCTTTACCTAATGCTGTAGTTTTTTGAGCAGCTCTTCCAGCAATATCTGGCGGTAAAGCGGCATTTAATTGAGATGAACTTAATGCAGGTGCTTGTTGCCCAAATAACTGACCAAAACTTTCTAATCTTTGACCACCTTGCGGAGATGTAAATAGATTACCGATCCCACCCTTAGCCGCTGATCCTAATTTACTGAAAAAAGTTGCACTTGGATCAGCACCTTGAAAACCAGCTATGCCACCTGATAAAGCCTTACCGCCAAAATAACCTTGAGCACCACCGCCTATAATACCCTTAATCCCTTTACCTTCAGCAGCAGCTATACCTGCTCCCAATGCGGCACCAGCCGCGGGGTTAAATGCACCCACAACAATTGGAGCTGCTACTTTGGCAACTTTAACAATTTTTTTAAATAACTTTTTAAAGAAAAATTCTGGTTGACCAGTTACTGGATTTAAACTATTAAGCGTATTACCTACAACATAACGATTAGGGTCTTGAATACCCATCAATTGCATTTGTCTAAATAATTGGTCTTTTAAATTTGGGTTAGCTTCTAATATCTCCGCAGGAATAACAGTCTCACCCTCTGCTGCGTGTACCATATAGGTATCACCATATCGCCCAAACTCTGCTAAATTGTCTGCTAATTGTTGTATGCCGTTAGTCATCTCTAGTTGTCTCTAAATAGCTGCCTACTACATGTAAGCGGTTAGCGTTACCTGCCGTAACTTTTAAAGCCTCCCCTTCTTCTACTACTAATGGCGCAGTAAGTAATTCAACCGTGCCATTACCAGCCGTGGCTTTGACGTTAAACAATACGAATACGTTAGATGACGTATCAGTAATTGTCAATGTTATAGTGGAAGCTGACCCACTATCGTCTGCAACTAAAATAGATTTAAAGATAGCTGTAGCTGGGCTAGCAGTGCTAGTGGCCGTGGGTGCGGTATATAAAGTAGTAACGCCTGTTGTAGTTAAATCTACTTTTGCATTTTTATAAAACGTACTCATCTAGCCTAAAAACCACGCTAAACTACGAGAGTTATCTTTACCCTCTACTTGTTGTGGAAAATCTTTGCTTTGCAAAACTAGTTCAATTTCTCGAAAAATGCTTTGTAGGGTATCTGGATCGTATTCATCAGGTGCCTGTGCTAACGATGACAGAAGTAATTTAGCCATTATCGCCTCCCATCAGGTCTAAGGTCAAGTCTGGTATCTCCCAATGTCCAGTTAACATTAGATATATTACTTTCGATACGTAACGCTATTTGTCGTGCTCGTGCTCGAGTAAAAGACTGTTGCGTATTTGGTAAAATTGCATTGGTTGAATTGGTTGCTAAGGTATCGCCAGGAAAGTTCCTAGTTTTTAACACAAAATCTACCTGATCTGTAGAAGAGATATCAGGAATAATACGGCTGACTAACATAAAATTATTGCCATCTGGGTCTAAATCTATATCGGCAGACTCAACAAAACTAGTCATAGCTGCTCCATCATCAGTCGTACCTGTTTCATGCGTGAATACTGAAGTATTACCATTACTATCATTACCCGCTGCTCTTGGTAAAGTGTGAATATTAAAATCTAACCAAGCAGTACGAGATAAAGTGCCTATATCCCAAGTTTTTTCTGCATAGTTATATTTAACATATTTATCATTTTCTTCCGAACCAGAAGAAGGATAAAACCAAAATATCTCATCAAACATTTTATTTGACCCTGCTACAATTTTTTCGCTTTGGTCGATATTAATATCATCAAAAATATGTCGTAACACGGTGCAAGGTATAATAGATAAACGGCCTGCGTACACATAAAAGTTTTCTGTGCTCATCCAAAACACACTATCAGCAACTGTAGTCACTGCGTTAGGGCCTATTAAAGCTGTGTTACTAGCTAATAAAGTAATTCCAAAAGTATTAGGTGGCCCTAAAAATTTCATAGAATGCGTATTTACATCGGTATAAATTAATATTTCTTGCTTAGTTTTTACAGCACGAATTATCTCTGAGCCAGAAGATATCGTTAAACCACCTGCGGTATTAGTAATTTTTGGTGTCCACACAAAAGGGTTTTCTTGATCTGAAAATCTAATGTGTAAAGGATTACGCACTGAGGCTCCTATTTCATTACAACCAAAAGCTAAAACATGCCTATCTTCAGTAGAAACCATAACTTGTCTGACTATCGTTGGTGCATCTGACGCACCTGATTGAGAAGCTAAAGAAGTAGCTCTTGTACCAACTGTTAAAGTTCTGTCCCAATAATACGGAGTATTATCTTTAGCATTAAACACTAAATCCTCACCAAAATTATCTTGGAACCAAAGTCTTAATTGTAAGTTGACACTGGTATTGTCAGATAAATTACCCCACCCTGAAAAGTCATTCGCTAATACCACAACATCTCCATCACTATGAGATGAGTTTGCGGTAGTGGGGGAACTTCTACTTGTCCCGCTATAAACAGAAGTATTTCTAGCAGATCGAGTTAAATCACTTAAAGTATTAGTAGAAACCGTGTCATATAGCACCAATTCATTATTTATTTTTATTAAGCCTAATAATTTTACCGCTGCACTACTGCTTGCTGTTGCAGCTGTTGTGCTATCTGCACCCCTAGTCAAACCACTAAAAGTATTATTAGCATTACCTGTATAAATAATATTTTCACTACCAATTTTTATAGTGCCTTTTGCAGGAAAACTAGAGCTATCAGCTACAGCGATAGTTGCAGAACTTATTTCTATATCAGCGGATAAAGTAGTATCTGAAGGTAAAGCAAAACCAGTCGCACTAGTTAATGTTATAGAACTAGCACTCGTGCTTACAGCTCCATTTAAAGTAGTTGCCACCACATCATTTAAATTACCGCCATATAAACCCGCACCCCAACCTATGCCTGGAACAGCAGAACTAGTACCTACTGAAATTTCATATTTAGCAGTTACGGTTCCTCCTCCAGTTCCTGAACTAGATGCTGCATCACCCGTATCTACTTTATATTGTGAACTACTTAAAACTTCAGTTATTTTTAAGTTTGTGTTAATCGCAGATGCCGCTACACCATTAAATGTTGATGCTCCTGAAAAAGACACAAAATCTCCTGTTTTAGCACCATGATCTGTATCAGTAACTGTTAAAATTGAACTTAAATTTACGGAAGTAAATGGACTAGATAAACTCGTTTGTGTAGCTCTTAAAGGAGTAATATCATTATAAATACCCCCTTCTTCAATTAAAAATTTTTCACTCGTTCCCACACCCATAAACTTAGAACCATCTAAAGCTACCCAAGTAAAAAGAGAACGAACGGTGCCTAAAATAGTATTAGTGCTTAGTTTCAACCAACCCCCTAGCTTTTCAGCACGGCCTTTACGAAAACGTATTAAACTAGAATCAAACCAACCCATCTCATTTGCATAAGATGTGCTCTCTTTATTAACCCCTGGTCTAAACTGTAGTTTTACTAGTGGCATTACAATCTCAACAATAATGTAATAATTACACCCGCCATACCTGTCAATAAGGCAAATGTGTGTTGTCTAATATTTCTCTCTATATTCTCTAATCGGTTAAATACAGTTTTATCACGCTCCTCTGAACGAGCCACATGAGCTTCTAATTTAGCCGCAACATCATGTACTTTTTCATCCATATTATTCATTAAGCACCTGCATTAGCAATAGTTAAGTTCCCAGCATTAACTTCCTTTTGTATGGCAATATAATCACTATTTCTAAGATCTATTGGAACCACAATATTCCTACCATCAAGTGTGCATTTTATATTTTTAATAGTTGGACCACCTGTATAAAGTTCATCTTCGGTGTATTGTGCATTTGTATATGTTGCCATTTTTAAGCTCCTAATTCACATGAAATAAAACAACGTGATGTTCCTGATTCTGCTGTATCTAAAAAAAGTGCAACTTGACCTCCTGTTGTGAAAGATGTGGTTGAATAAGAAGCAACAAAAGTAAGCCCATTTTGTCCAGGACCTACTGTGCCTATTGAACTAATTGTGGTTACATTGGCTGCTGTGTTTGATAGAATTAATAGCTCATTTTGATCTATTGTTGGGGTCGCACGAAAGGGAACTACATTAAATAACTGAATTCTTGAACTTGTTGTAAAACTATGTCCAGTAGCGATTGCACTAGCATTTGCAGAATCGTCACTTGTTTCTAACCACCCTCTAAAGTATCTAGCGCATTTTAAAAATTGATCACTAAAATTTGTAAAAGAAAAATTAGAGGCTGATGAGGCTTTCTCTAATTGTACTTGCCCTATATGTAGTTTATCTGTTCCTGCCGTAGTTCCAGTAACATTTGACCATATAAAAA